CATCTGCCGCCATATTTGTGAGCATGGTTGCCCGAACAGTTTTTTCGGCCGCAATGATTTCCATGGCTACCTGCTCGGCGGTCGCTCCAGTTTCATATCGAGCCTTATTGACGATAGCCTCATGACCTGGAAGGATAAGTGCTTCAATGGCCTGCATTCGTGCCCTCTCTGCCTTAACTCCGCTCGCCAACCCTTCCTGCATGGCGGCATTATATAGATCCGGATGCTGTGTTTTTAGTTCATTGATATCCAAAATCTTTTCCTCCTTAGTTTTTATTGGCGCGAGTGCCGGCGCCGCGTTTTGTATTTTGGGCATATTCTTAAACCTCGACACGTCGAAGGGCACCCCATTGGAAACCAGATGATTCGTATCCATGCTCATTGTTGCAGAGACGGAATTGTCAATCGCGTCGCAAAATCCAGCATCTACCGCTTCTTGTGGCGTGAACCACGTTTCATCATCCATTATTTTGGCCATTTCCGCTGCCGTCTTACCGCACCTCTGCTCATAGATAGCACTCACTGAACATTTGATTTTGTCCAAAACGTCAGCAATCCCCCGCAGTTTTTCCGCCTGGTAACTACCCATCAAGTTGGACCCCGGGTTATGTATCATCATCATGGTACCGGCAGCCATGGTTATTGTAGTTCCGGCCATTGCAATCATTGAAGCCGCACTGGCCGCCAGGCCGTCAACGAAAACATGGACATTGCTGCAGCTTCGTTTGATTATGCCGTGGATCGCAACTCCAGCGAATATATCGCCTCCGCCGCTATCAATCCGCACATTCAGCGTAGATATCGGCCCCAGCGCTTTCAAGTCCTCTGCAAATTGTTTGGGGGTTATCTCGTCGCCCCACCACGATTCCGCGCTGATAATCCCGTAGAGCAACAGCTCCGCGCTAGTCATTGTTTGGTTTTTTATTTTCCAAAACTTATCCAGGGTTATCACCTCCGTTCGAGTTTTCATCCGCCGGAATGCCATCAACATTCTGATCCTGCAGCGTTTCTCTGATTGCTGTCGGAATAATCAACCCGCCATCACGCATCATACGCTCCTCGATAACGCGCTGCCGGTAGTTTGCACCCCAGTCCCCGCCGGTTAACTCCGCTGTTTCTTTTGCGCGGGTGCTGAACCCGTGCTGAACCCGAACTACTGCCGCATTGACTTCCTTCAGCGGATCGAGTTGCCCAGCAGATGGCCCGTTCCATTCGGCCCCGCAATAAGCTGCACGTATCGCCGGGTCACTAAAAAAACCAGGCGCACTTATGCGGCCTCTGGCCACAGCCTCTGCTAACCATTCTTCGTAAATCGGCTGGCAAAAATCAGCGGCGAGCCATGCCCGGTGGCGCCGAAAAAATTTCCATGCTTCCAGGAGCGCCGCTCTGCTGGCGGAATAGGAAGCCGTAAAATGTTTTACCAGCAATTCCATGGGCACTTCCAGCGCCGCGCCGACTTGGCGCAGTATCGATAAAACAAACGGATCAAACGCCGCGTTAGGCCTGCCGGGATTGATTGTCTGCACCTGTTCGCCAGGTGCAAGGGAAACTACCGATCCATTACCCAGCGCAATGTCGGCAGTATCCTGATATTGCGATTGCTGGTCAGTTGGTATGGAGTTCATTTCGCCAACATCGCCGCCACCAGGCGACGCTGAGGTTATCGCCACCGTGAACATCCCCGAAACAACTGCAGCCATCAGTTCAGCATCGGTATAGCGGCCCAACTGTTTCAGCGATTCAATAACAGGGGCAAGCATTGGAACGCCTCTTCGCTGTCCTGGGCGCTCAGCATCCATTAAGTGGATTACGTTTCGTCGACCTGTCTTTGCACCGAAAGCTTCCACTGCAGTCCACGTATTTATCTGGTCCGTCATGAGCGCCCACGGATAAAACTTGGAGATATGGTAACGAATTGGCTCACCATAGTCACCAACCTCTATGCCCGCCTGAAAACTCCCAATATCCGCTTTTTGTAGCGGGTTGCATACTCTGTCGGCTTCAATCAACTGCACTCGCAGGTCATAGGGAGAGTTTTTGCGCGGGATCATCGGTAACAATGCGAAAACATCACCCGACATTAACGCTGACAGAAAGGCCAATTGCTGAAGTTGCCCCCAATCACTGGTTCTGGCAGCATCGCAGTCCTTACTGTTGGCCCACAGGCTGAATTCTCGCTCAGCAGTTCCCTCCCATGCATCCGCCTGTTCGTCAGTTAAGCCAAGAAACTGGGCGTTTATCTGTGAATTTAAACGTAGTCCAGCACCCACTACATTGGTCTTTGTGGTTTTTAATACTCCGGTTGCAATAGGAGTCCCCATATACAGGGACCGAGACCGTTCACGCAGCACCGTAAGGTTCCAGGTAATGTCCTCGTCCGGGCTAGAACTGTGAGTTTTCCATCCCGCCAATGACTTCTTCATCCGATTGGCGCCACTTTCGGAGTATCCAGAATTAATTACATTTAACCGAGCCCTGGCAACTTCTCTTTTTAATGCGGTGACCGGACTAACGGCCGCAATAAATCGATCTATCATTGTTGGGTTCTTGTTTCTCATAAATCATAGGGAACCACGCGGTTTATTCGGGTCCCTCCCTCCAATCTCGTGACTTGCTGCGACCAAAACCGGATGCGTTCGTCAACTTCGGACCGCACAAGCCGCCGGCCGCTAACCGAGTATTCCTTCCCGGTGGCCAGTGCTAAATCTGCGTCAAGCCATGCCTGTAAATGCTGTCTCGCCTGTTCTATTGTGTATAGCGCCACCCGCACAACCCCTCCTCGTTAAGAAACACCTGAGCTAACCACGCGGCGTTTCTTTGTATTATTGGCAAATATGATAGGTTTTTTTGACGCCGACCTGGGTATTTGCGACAAGGCGTCCATGTTCGGATTGAGAATTTCCAACGCGGCGGTAGCATAGTTCCGCATGTCTATAGGCTCGTTTCTCGATCCGGATCGTTGCGACCACTCCACGCGGGGACGGCCTTTGTAATACCGAATGACCCGCTTTTCAGCAGCTAACCCCTTGAAATAGCCTTCGTTATAACCGCGTTCGGCTTCTCTGGGGAAGTGGCAGTAATTTGGGCCCTCATACTCAGTTTTCAGCCTGGAAAACAGCGTTTCTTTGGCCGTGTTTGCCCCGACAGGAAATAGTGCGCATTTTTTTCGGTTACTGCGCGAAGGTCTTCCGAGCAGCGGGATTCCGTCACCTCCAACGCCTTTTATGGCGAATATGCGACGGTGTTCTCGTTTTACGCAGAATTCGTATACTTCGGTTGTAAAATGACCGCCGGAGTCGATACATACGCAGGCTGTTTGCAGCTGGCTTCCGTCTGCATAATCAAAAGACCGCTGCAAAAACATATCTAACTGCTCCCAGCACGACGGCCTCGCTGCGTCCCCGCTAGACAACACGGCGGGATCTCCCTGAAACGCCTTATATTGAATTCCCCATGACTCTTTTCCAACGCCCCAGCCTACCACTTCAACCTCCAGACGGTCATCCTGGACGTCTACACCGGCAGTTATCACCAACACCCCATCAGGTAGCTCGCAGTCATATGTTTCGCGGCGCTTGGCAAACAATTCGGCGTCCAGTGTATCGCCTTGTTCCTCCCATGTCTCGCCTAGGGACGTGTTCACCCAAACCTTCAAACTATCTTTCCCGGCACGCTTTGCCTCATGGAATTCTTTTATTATTTCGGACCATCGCTTAAACGGACTGGACAGCTCGTTGATATGAAAACTACGCGTTTCCCCGTCGCTTTCGTTCAGGGAAATCCACTTTCGCGCCACCGACTTCCACGCAAATTCATCGAACCGATCTTTACACCATAAACATTCATGCGTCACATCTTCAAACCGGATTTGTCCCCATTTTAGGGGTTGAAATTCACCGCAGCCAGGGCAGGCATAATTCCATTCTTCGCGGGTTCCTTCCATGTACGCCGGCTCAATCCTGGACGTTTCCTTGTCTCCCGGGGTCGAAACATATATTTCCTTACGGTTCCAAAACGTTGTTGTCCTTTTGTGCGCTAGTGATAATGGATCCCCCTCGGTCCCCGCAGAGGCTGGGTACCGATCGACCTCGTCCGCAAGGATGATTCGGATAGGTCTGCTGGCAAGCCCTGACGGAGCGTTGGCGCCAACAATAGTCAAGTGACCGCCCGGAAATAATTTATGCAGAATGGTATTGCCTGAGTCCCGAGACTTGGCATCGGCAATTCGCTCTCGCAACACCGGCGTATCTCGGAGCATCGGGGCGAGCCTGTCTTTGGAAAAATCCTCTGCCATTGGTTTTACATTTGGTTGAATTACCAGGATCGGCGAAGGATCATAATGAATATGGAATCCTATAACATTTAAAATAAACTCAGTCCCCGCAACTTGGGCTGATTTCATAAAAACGACCCGCTTTATTCGCGGATCGCTAATGGAATCCATAATTTCGCGCATGTACGGGACCAAATCAGTACACCATTGCCCCGGCCTGGCAGACGCTTCAGCGGACAGTTGCCGATAGATGTCCGCCCACTCAGAAACCGTGAGCGTTGGCGGCGGCTTCCAGAGGTTGCTAATCTCCCTAAATAAATTAATCGTCGCCTTCAACGGATATCACCTTTTTATTGCGCCGATTAAAGCTCTTTGCGTTGTAATCAGATAACTCTTTCAGCGCTTCGTCTATTTCTCGCTTGATAATGTCCTGCAGCACTGGAATATCTGTCTGCGCCAGCAACTGCGGAGCCAGTTTCGATGGAATTGAACACAGTTTTGACTTGCACGCTATGATCATATTGCCCATGACGGCGCGGACGTCTTCGCCGCGATGGAGCTCCCCGCGAATAACGGCAACCTCAAGTTCGGCCTTTTCGCGCTGAGCCTTAGTGAGTAATGTTTTTTCGGTATTATAATCTAGCGCTGCTGCTTCGCCTGGACTTGATGCCTGCCCTTTTTTTAAAAACCCAATATATGATTGCACGACATCTTGCAGTGAAAATATCCCCCGTTTTTTTTGATGGATGATTTCGCTTTTTGCCATCTGCTGAATACGGCGAGAACTTATGTTTAAAAACACGGACACATCATCAGCGGTGCATTCTATTTTGGATAAATCTACCGGTTCTTGACTCATAGTTGCACCGCCCTTCTGTGTTTAAAAACGAAACGTTGAAAAAATCCTGAAACTAGAAAATTATCGTGGCATTCGCGACC